GGAGGCTGATGGTAAAGCGGTTACGTTGGAGGTCCAGACAGGCCAAGGTCACGTCAAGAGCCAGATCAAGGCTTCAGGAAAAGCGAAGTTCAAGGTCGACCTTGAGTACCTTTCGGAACTGTTGACCAAGGCTGGTGCTGAGGTCACGCTCAACGTTGTTGAGGATGCCTTCCTGGCTATCAAGCTGGAAACCTCAACTTCACTAATGGGCCTCAATCAATGAGGTCACTCTTAGCCCAGTCTAGCGGCCTGTTCTTCGCCCTCGGATCAGGTTACGCGTTAGTAGACGAAGATCTTCCGGAGGGCGAATACGAACTTGGAGATCGAGTAGACCTGATGTGTATGTTTGAGGTCTTTGAACTTCTTCGAGAAGGGAAGAAGGTAGGGCATTTCTTCACCTCAGGCTTTACAATCGAGAATAAAGGCGGGGCACTTCTCACGTACATGGTGTCCAAAAAGGGAAAGGCGACGACTAGTGAGACTGTCCTGCGAACCCCAACGTTCGTGGTCTACAGCTACCCTAACGTGGGAGCTATGGCTATCTCGTTGAAGGTCAACGAGCACGTTAAGTCCATTCTTATGGAGCAATGATGGGACTATTAGCCGACATCAGAGAGGACGCCCAATACAAGTCGTTCAAGAAGATTTTCGCAGTCGTTCAGGAACGGGTTGATGTGGAAACGTCTTTTAAAGAGGTCATGGGACTTCATGCCTCACGCCTATCTCGCAGCCTAAGCGGTAGCAAACGCTACAGCCCTCAGACCTTAATCGACGCCAACCTTAAGGACCTGGCTAACAGGGCACGCATGGTCGAGATTCGGGTCAAGAATGACAAGCAGCTATCTCACCTTAGGGAAGCCATGGCGGCCATGAAACGCCACATTCGTACCGAATATGCAGAGGACCTTCGTGAGTTCTCTACTGAGGGTCAACGAACGGCATTCACTGACCGAGTTCTGAAGTCTGCTAATGAATTCCTAGCCGAAGGCGAGTCGTTACTGTCCACAATTGACATGCTGATCAAGGATGTGGATCAGGCTGGCTTCAGCATGAGAAACAATGTGGAGCTACTTAAGCTGCTATCCAGCAGCAAGGGAGGGCAAGTGGTATGAGCACCCAGAAAATTGAAATCGATGACCTATCAAAGTTGTCCGATGACGAATTTGTGGCCCACATTCGGGAACTGGTCGAGACCGAAGTCCCGCCTATTGGTAACCTAGCCAGTGCCAAGGAAAAGCTTGAACATCAGGATCTGGTCTTTGCCAGAGGCTTAAAGTTCCTAAGCATTGCCCAGATTCCAGTGGTGAGAAGGATATTAGACCTCTTAGACAGGTCGGCATTTGAGGTTCGTGATGCTCGCAAGATGGCTAACGTAGGAGCCGACTGCCCAGAACCAAAGGGAGACGGCTTTACGTACGGTATCATTGATCCTGAGTACGCTCGGATCTACACAATGGCCAGAACTTTAGCCTGGCAAGAAGGTTATGCTATATGTCTTCATGGATCGTTCACGCGTGATCTGGACCTGATGGCCATCCCATGGACTGCCCAGCCTTGCACGCCCAAGCACCTTGTGAACCGCATTCTGGATGCTACAGGCTTGAGGTCATTGGATAAGGAAGCGACAGTCAAAGATCATGGTCGCCTGTCTTGGACATTGGTACTACCATCATTCGCTGATCCACGCTTTGTAGACTTCTCGGTCATGCCGCCAATAGGGAGTGTAAATGAGTAAATTCATGGCACAGAAAATGGCTGTATCCTTGTTTGAACACATTAAGCATGGGGACGAGAAGCACCAATCGTGGCTTAAAGAAGCGGCACTTGAGTGGTCCACAAAGTGGATGAAGGAAAATCCTCTCCCAGATATTCAAAGAATTAAAGATGTGTGTAGAGCCACAGGATTGGTCACAAACAGGCAAGCATTGGAATTGGCAGAGGCTATTGCAGCCCTGTTAAGCGGCAAAGAGGTAGGAAATGAATGAAGACCAAATGAAGGCCGTGTTCCTTCTCGCAGGCATTGAGATTCAACAACATTGGAAGCTGGAGAATGAATATTGGCCTGACGCTTACCAGGAGTTGAAGAAGAGCAGCCCGTGGTGGTTGGTCAAGACCGAGTGGGGAATGATCAAGATCGGATGGCGTAAGCGGGTGATTAGCATCGACTGGAGCGGGTGTGACTTCAAGGTCGACGGAGGTCAACTTCTGGAAGAAGGGGAGCAGTGGATCACTCACTGGGCTTCTGGTGTACACGCCTACTCATACAGCAAAGTTATCGAGTACCTAAGTAAACTGGGATCTGAAGTCCTTCACGCACGCTGGGAAAAAGAAGAAGCGGCTAAAACGGCCGCAGAGCACTCAACATGACAACCGTGTATAAACGTGAGGCTGTCTTTATCCCCATCAAGGACTTGACTCCTAAACAATGTGACAGGGTACAGGATAAGCTCCGTTTCCGTTTCTACGAGGAACGCGCCTGCAAGACCTGCGAGAATCTTTCTGAACGTCACTCGGATTTGTGCGATGTCTGCCCCGCGTACAAAGGTGGGTACGATTTGGGCCCAAAGGTCAAGATTGGAGCCAAAAGATACCTCAAGGTTCCGGTTGGAGCCTTTGACCGCATTCAGAACTACCTTGAGCTTCAAGGTCATGAGATCCACGTGGTGGACAAGACACCACGTGGGAAAGACATCAGGAAGATCAACTTCACAGGTACACTTAAGCCTGAACAAGCATCAGCCCTTAAGGTTCTGGTAAAGACTAAGCGGGGTGTCCTGCAGGCCCCTCCGCGTAGTGGTAAGACCGTCCTAGGTACGGCATTCATCTGCAAAGCCTCAAAGAAGACTCTAATCTTGGCTTCCCAACGTGATTGGCTTGATGGCTTTCTGGAGACCTTTATTGGGTCAGCTACTCAAGAGGCTTTGACGGACATAAAGCCTTCTCGTATCGGGTTCTGCAAGACCTTGAAGGACTTCCAGGAAAAGGACGTGTGTCTGGCCACTGTGCAGACCTTCTATTCGCCTGCTGGTCAGAAGTTGCTGCGGAAGATCAGGTCCCTCTTTGAAGTAGTTGTGGTAGATGAGACCCATTTCGGCGCCGCTGATCGGTTCATTCGCATCCTGGCCAGCCTGAATGCCAGGGCTATGATCACCTTGACCGCCACTCCGGATCGTAAGGACGGCAAGTTTATCTTGGTCGAGAATGTGGTCGGCAAGGTCATCTACGAGATCAAGGTTGAAAGCCTTAGACCGCGAGTTCTCCTCACACGAACCGGATTCAGCAAGAAGGTTGGTAGAGGTCGATGGGATCAGATGGTCAGCTCCCTTGAGGGGGACAAGGCTAGGGCGAAGGTCATCGCAGCCCAGGTCATCAAGGACGTGAAAGCCGGTCACATGGTCTTCATCCCCATGGCTTCGCTGAGAGGCATCGATCTTGTGGTTAGGACTATAAATGAGATGGCAGGCAAAAGGCTTGCGCATAGGTTCACAGGCAAAGAGGCGAAGATTCGCAAGGAGATCATTCAGAAGGCTCGGGACTACAAGATCAAGGTCCTGGTCGGGACGATGAAGATCCTATCGACAGGCATCAACGTGCCACGAGCCTCCATGCTGTACGAGGTCTCGATGTCCTCGAACAAGGTAAATGCGGAGCAGCGCATGCGTCGGGTCTGTACCCCATACGAAGGCAAACCCGACCCCTGTATCAGGTACTTTATGGACGATTATTCGGTACGCAAGTCCTGCATGAGGAACGAGTTCTATCAGGTGATGCTGCCGAAGATCAAGCCCATCATCAGCGATCGGGATCGTATGCTCCTCAATTCGTACTTTAGCGACAAGGAACAACATGAGAGGTTCGACCTCTAACACGAAACTCAAGCTCGATAAGCATCACCTACGAGGGGTACCAATGTGCCCTGATCTGGGAATGCCGAGCTTGAAGTTCGACCCCCAAGCCTTTGTGATAGAGAGCCCTCGTCTGGAGTCGAAGATCATTGAGGCTTCGGTTCAACATCGTAGCCTCGAACTCTTCCAGGCCAAGCCTACGATGGCTATGACCTACCTAGTGGCAGCCACACCAGACGACTCTAAGGCCAAGTATTTTGCGGCTTACTTAGTGAGCCTGCACAATGCTTTCCTAGGTTTGAAGGCTGAGGTGGCTTGGGATCATGTGTACTCAGGCTTTGATAATCCGCTGCTGAAACGCGAAGCAGATCCTACCCTGATCGTGCTCGACAATCTCACGGTCAGGAGTTCCAACCTGAAGTTCGAAAAGGTTAGGGATGTGATCGAGCGATATCCTCGTATCCCTAAGATCGTGGTCTGCGTGGGTGAGGATCCAATCTCGTTCGCGTCCACTAGACTTCACGTCGCTGCTCACGGGATTGCCTATTTCCCAAGCCAGCGAGTTAAGACAGCACAGGTCGTTATCTGATGGCAGCAAAAATCGTATCCCCAAGGGCGGAGCTGGCAGTCTTACGGGCCATGACCCACAAGAACAAGCGTATCGCCGGTCTGATCTTGTCGTCGGTGGACGAAACATACTTTGACGGCTCGGAGGCTACCGAGTTGTTTGAGGCCATAAAGCGTTACCGGACGACTACAGGTGAGAGCCCAACCTACAGGCTCATGCTAGAAGACCCAGACCTATCTGAAGAGGCTCGGGACTACTTTCGCAATTCGGAAGCCACCGTTCAGTCGGTAGAGGAAGCACAGAAAGCGGTTTCCATTCTAGGTAAGTATCGGAAGTCTAGAGGTCTATACGAAATTGCGGTAGCCATCGATCAGGCAATGAAGTCGAATTTCAATGCCGAGAAAACGATGGAGGACGTGACCAAGCGACTTACAGCCCTGAGGAATCAGAGAGCGAATAAGGAAGAGATTGTTCACTTCGGCAAGAACAACTCAAGCATGGAACTCGTCAAGGACCTGCTCTATAACGATGAGGTAGACGACACGATTCCGACCGGCATCGAGCCCTTCGACAAGGAGAGTGGCGGCCTAATGCGCGGCTCTTTGGTGACCTTGGGGGCCTCGAGTGGAGGTGGTAAGTCCCTCATGGCAACCCAGTTGGCCATCAACATGGCCACTGCTGGTTACAAGGTTCTGCTCCTTCCCTTGGAAATGACCAAGGTTGAGATGACGGCCCGCTTGATCGCCAATGTGGCGAAAATGGATGTTACCAGAATCTTGCAGAAGAAGTTGGCCACAGGTGAACGGGACTTGGCGTTCAAGCGCTACAGAATTTGGGCCAAGAAGGTAGCTCGCCATGGAGGGCGAATTACGGTCTACAAGCCCGAAGCCGGGGTCACCGTTGACGAGGCGCTGGCTGCGGCATCCACGTATGATGCTGATGTGCGGATTATTGACTACATCGGCCTCCTGAACGGCATTGACGGAGATGATCAGTGGCAAAAGCTTGGTGCAGCCGCTCGTGTGGCCAAGCTCAATGCGGATGCAACAAAGACGGTCAACATCCTCCTATGTCAGGTCTCTGAGGACGGCAAGATCAGGTATGCCCGTGCAATCTCGGAACATTCTAACAATTCCTGGATTTGGGTTGTTGGTAAGGAAGAGCGAGAAAAGGAAGTTGGGCGTATTCAGATCGATCAGCCTAAGGCTCGTAATAGCAGAGCCTTCCGATTCGAACAGGGTTTCAATTGGGGCCAAATGAAGGTCGTTTCTGTTGAGGAGGTGTCGAGTTCCGTTGGTGATGTTGCGGATACTCCAATGGAGAACTTGGCGGACATATGAAAACACTGCATAGCCTATGGTTGGATCACCTGGCACTATTAGACCTTAGTCGCTGGGGAAGACGCCGAAAGTAAGGAGTAGGGATGGACATCGTAACCATACTGGCGACCATAGGAGCCGTAGTCTTAGTGGTAGCTGCTTTTCTCGTCATCTTCATTATTTGGAATCGACTTGAAGCCTTGGTGAACAAGAAGGGCTGGAGACGCTCGTATAAAGAAGGTTGGCATGCAGGCATAGAGGATACCATGTGGGTTGTCCGTCATCATGTATCAACCTACAACACGGGCGCTATATCTGATGAACAGTTCATTGAGCGCCTTTTGAATATGCGCGACGAAGTCGTGGGGAGAAAACATTGATGAATGCCATTAGTTTGTTAGTGATTGTAGTCCTGAGCCTACTCATAGTCGCCGTGGCTCTAGGCTGGTGTATGCTCGACCTGGTTGCTAAGGCGTATATCAAAGGCGTGGCAGATATGCAAGACGCAGCAAAGACTGCCTATAGAAGGGCTGTCACGTCCTATCCGTGCCCTACTCAATTGGAGAATCTTCGTGAGGAAGCCTTTGCAGCAAGACTAGGCTACTACAGGACGGAGATAGTTGAGCTTGCAAAAGGCAGATTTAGGATTGGAAAGCAGCGATGATCTGGGTGGCAGTCATTATAGGGGCTTGCATCTTGGTCTCTACAAAATGGGGACATAAGAGTCTTCAAACACTGGTCGGCCTCTTCCTATTCTTCACCTGGTTCTGGGGAGTCTACCTTGCCCCTGGCTGGTGGAAGCTGGGCCTTCTCCTTGCCCTCCCACCCTACTATTGGGTGGTCATCAAAGTCGTTCAACTGCTTGGTTGGTCATGATTAGACCCTCACTTTCTGTATTTGGGTTCCAAGAGGGCTCGAAGCACTACGTCCCGCACTACAAACAGGTGCTGAACCTCTACCCGAAGGCGCGGCTGTTGGCACTGCCGTCTGCGTCGGTCATGACAGCCAACGAGGCTCTGAAGGCCATCGACTACTGGAATTCAGATAGCGATGTCTTCTATGCTGAGGACAGCATAGGTTTCACTTCGCTCATGAACAGCGGCGGTAATGCGTTGGCGTACTTTGGGCCTTTCCTGAAGATGTACCGAATCGCGCATGGCTTCGATGACCGTACCGACGTCTTTAAACCCATAGACGCGAATCTGAATTTCATCCTCTCCATCTACCAGAACTTGATGGTGTCGGATATCAATTGGGTATCACCGGTGATGGAGAAGGTGCTGGCGACCTTGCTCCCAAAATACTTCTCTAAGGAGTCGGTGAAGCGCATCCGAGACAAGCTGTTGGTCTTACCACCCCCAGGCTTCTACAAGATCAACGAGCGGCAGAAACTTAAGGACCTAAGCAAGGGGCTGGTCTTCTTGTGGAATCACCGTATGGTGGGCTCAAAGAATCCTAAGGTATTCTTCAATCTCATTGCAGATATCCACAAGGCAAGTCCTAAACTGCCACTTAAAATCAAGGTCTGTACGACGGCCTCCGAAAAAGAAGTAAAGGCTGCGTGTCCTGAAATCCTGCACCCGTTCTTGGTCTACCGAGAGTTCATCAGCGATCCTATTCAGTACCGGAAGTTCATCGAGGACGCGAACATTACGCTGGGTACCTCTGACCGTGAGAGCTTTGGCATTTCGGTCTTCGATGCGATTAAGGAAGGCCAACTGTACGTCAACCTGTCGGTTAACAAGTCGTTCGAGGTCGCCACTAATGGACATGCCCAGTCGTTTAAGGCTAAGGAAGTGCCATCTATTGTCGCAGCGGCTGTCGCCGACCGCAAATACGCGTTGTCTCTACACAAGGGAAACGTCGAAGGGCTCAATACCTTGCCGGATTTGGCTACGGCCCAGCATGACTTCACAAGGGCCTTGGTACGGGCCGTCAAGACCAAGAAGGCGGTCAATAGCCCCAACATTGACAAGATGCTAAAGGCTTGCAGGAACGGTGCAACCAAGAGGCAGCTCTATCAGTCAATTGGGTGGTCTACGCCTAAGACGTGCATGAACGCCCATTGGGCTGGCTATTACTATACCCTTCGTATGGAAGGCGTGAAGACCAAGGTTGTTGGGGGCCAGCTGTTCTACTACACAGACACGCTAGACCGTGCCGACGAGAAGGAACCAAAGGTTGATAAGCCTGAGGTTACCCGAAAAACAAAGGGCTTGTTTACCAAGTAACCAAAGGAAAAGCCGATGGCGTTAAGTCATCGGCTTTTATTCCATCTGCGGTTCAAAAAGACTGGGGCCCCGGATTGTCTCGGTGTGCGAAGCCAAGACGACCCCAGTTAAAACTCACCGCACCGAACTTGGTCGGAATTTACATCTCAGTGCCTTCATTTACGTACTCTACGATCTTTTTCAGATAGTCGGGCGCCCAATTATAAAGGCGTGTCCAATACGAAATGGCATCCTTTTTGTCCTCAGCAGTCATGGAGGCCATAACTTCCTGACTTAGATGCTTCGGGACGTCAACCGGCTGAATCGAGACCACACGGTCGTAGTCCACTGTGACCGGTTGTCGGCTGTAGAAGGACAGCACCTTGGCCTTTTCGTCATTGGTTGCGACTGCGAAGCCGTAGTCCATTTGACCGTCGTCGTCCACGAAGGCCACAAGCTCACGAGGACCTGCCTTGGCAATCGTCAGGTGGCGGATACCAGGAAGGTCAGTACGACGCTGGACAGAGGCATGCACCAAGGCTTCCAGATTCTCTTGACCATGGCGCGCTAGGTAACGGCCGCCGCTACCATCCTTGACTTCCCACAGCGAGGCATCGCCCTTATCCATCAGAATGTTGGACGACATGACGCGGTAGGACGCGCTAAGTTCTGCCTTAGAGGGGGCGCGAACCTCACGGTTGGCCTTAATGAAACCCACAGCCAGCCCCTTCTGCACCTTCTTGAAAGAGGCGCGCACAGGGGTGCCTTGACCTTGAAGGTCCTTGGTGATCTTGTCGATCAAATAGTCAGCGTCCACCTCACCCGTATACGACACCAGCACCTTGGCCAGCGTCTCGGTCTTCATACGGTAGTCAACAATCGTAGCGGTTTTCATCTTCAGTTCCTGTGTTTGTGACCATCTATGTGGCAGAGAAAGCCTACCTACGAAGAGGTTCGGCAGTGATATCAAATTGTGGTCTGCACGTACCCTTTAACCACGGTCTGCATACCCATTGGGCTTGTTAGCCAATGAGTGTTCCCTATAGAAATTCTATGCCCTAGGAAGGGTTCTTTGCTGACCTTGAGACTCAATGTGATTTCCAGAGGATCCGTAGGAGAGTAGGGTTCTATACGGTCCTCAATGCCAGCTTTTAGGGCCTCGCAGATAATGCCGTGTACTTCAGCCTCACGTGCCTGGACCACGAGCCGCACGACATTCCCGAAGGTTTTGACTTCCGTGTCCTTGTCCTCGGTAAACATGAGGTTCGAACCTGTTAGAGCCTCCTTGACGGTTGTTGTTCCCGGAACATACTGACCAACACGATCATAGGCAAGCTCTATACGACCGGTAGTGACCTCCAGAGGCCAGTGTACTCCTCCTCTGGTTAGAATCACACCTGCGCGAACATGAGTATGGATAACCCAACCTAGACGATGCAGTTCAGAGACCACGGCTTCCATTGTCTGGGAGTCAGCCTTAGGGTTGACCATAGCTCCTGCGGAAATTACCCACGTAGCTAACGTAGGGCATGCCTGCTGGACACGTCGGTAAAGAATCCCGGCTCCGTGAGGAGTTAGCAGCCCAGACTGGATGGTCAACATGGTGTTACCTTCGAATCTCGTAGTGGCAGGTGCAGAGAGCCAGCATGTCCGTTGGATTGGTGGCTAGCTCGGTCAGACGAGGCAGGGAGATACGCTTACCATGACAGATAACCACAGGCCAGACCGCACCGTTATCCTGCTCCCAATCTATGATGTGCACCTTTGCCAGATGGGAAGGAATGGATAGCCATCCCTTATATCGGGTTACCAACTGCTTCCAAATGTAGGACGTTCTGGGGTCCATTGCGTCAGCGGACCTTAGGAGCTGCTCGCGCTTCAGAACCAGGTCGTATAGGCGAGCTTCAATGCCCTTACCAATATAGTCTGGAGACGTATATGAGTGTTGAACCTGCTTTGGGTCTTCCTCATACATCCGAATAAAGGCCACAAGGGTCGTAGAGTCAGTGACAAGGTAGTCATTCTCTCTGCCGTTGAAGCCTGCCCAAACAACGTGATCGCCGATTTTCCCGACTTGCTCGTAGCCTTTATGCCTCTTGGCGAAGCGAGCCATGACGTCCAACATCAGAGCCCTATCCAACGTCGGATCACCTGGGGTGACTGTGAAGCTCTGCACTAGAGGTTGTTTGTGGACAAACTTTGTTCCCGGCCACTTCTTCTTGTACTTCACCTTGTCCTCATGACGAAGGCGATGAAACCAGTCTTGAGTTCGATTCGCGTGCAATTGTTCTGGCATGGAAACCTTTAGGCCAACGCGTTTGGCTGCCGAGTAGAAGAGGGCGACCAGAATGTTGATCGCCGTCTCCCCATGGGAACCAAGGAACTTGAAAAACGCCGCTGCTTTCGGGATACCGTAGGCTGTGATGCCCAGCCCACCTGAGGCCACACCGAAGAGCAGGAGCGCGATATCGCGCACACCGTCCTTGGAAGCCAGAAGCTCGGCCAGGTCGAAATGCCCTTTCAGGGAGTCCACGATGGCATCCGCGATATCAAAGTCTCGCTTAACGTCACCGGAAGCTGAGGCTCTGAAGAACATGAAGACCAGAAGGCCTGCCACAGCAACGCCTGTCAATTTGGCTAGGATAGGATGCCGGTGAATGCCGGCATCTAGTTTGGCAATCCGCTCCTTAACCTGCATCTTCTTTAGAGCTTCCGCGGATCCGAATGTGGACGCCAGGTCCTCAAGGGCGTTGAAGATCGTATTGATGGGCAACGCAGCCGCAGCCTGTACGGCCTTGGCCAACTTGACGACCGAGAAGCCCACGGCCTTAAGAAGATGGAAAACCGACTTGTCCTGGAAGGCTTTAACAACCTCAGACCAACCTACCTTGGCCGTGTCCTTAAGAAGCTGGCCAACTTCTTGCAAGTCGGACTTCAGCTTCTTCAAGAACGAAGGTAGCGGGAAGTCAAAGGCCACAACACGCTGCGGATCGAGCGAGGCCACGACCTTTGCGTAGGTCTCATAGTCTACAGAGTGTTGCATGCTTATCTCTTAGGTCTTACCGCCATGCTTGGCAATCATAGTTTGAATATCTTTCATTGCCTTGCTGAAATCCGACAGCCAAGCAACCGCAAAGGCCGTTTCTGAGGTAATGCGGGACGCTTCTTTTTGAAGACTGGTCGCAAACTTGAGAACCTGATTTGCATCCCGTTTGCCTAGGCCATCCGGTGTTCGAATTTCTTCGAAACCTCCCATATCTGGATACAAACCTCGGTCGTCGAAGAAGGCCACGTACACGATGGGCTTCTTGCTGTCAGTATCCAGGTTCACAGAAAACTCGACCTCACCCATAGGTGTCTTCTGTGAGCACTGAATAACTTCTATGCCCTTGTCCAATTTCACCGGCTTGATCTTCAAAGCTTTAAGGTGCTCGTACTTGGAGAAAACGGTCTTGAGTGCGGCCGCAGCGTCCTGCACCGTAGCAGCCTCAACGCTTGCCCGAAGTCGTTGTTGGGCTTCGATTTTCATTTCCCGTCCTGTCGTTTTAGGAGTTGAGATAGCTGAGCTACAGCCTGTTGGTATATGACTTCCTCTTCTGTCTCATCCTTCGCCGCATCGATTGCGATTAGGTAAAGACGTCTAAGGCGTTCTATCTGTCGACCGACTTTGTAGCCGTAGGGGTCCCGAACAAGAACTTCTTTTATATAGTGTTCTCGAACCTCATCAGCTTTTAGGTCTATCAAGGCTCGGTACTTACTTTTCATCCACTTTACCTATGGGTGTGAGCCTAGCCGAGCCTGGGCCAGAATCTCAGTGGGGTAGGCTTCGGTTAAGCTGTGTATGTGGAAGGCATGAGGGCAGCTAGTTGGGAAACAGCCGTCAAATAGATGGCCTCCGCGTCCGTCAAGTCATCCTCAGCTAGGGCCGCTATGGCCAGCTTTTGTGTCCTACGGATCTGTTCTATCTGGGCCCCAATCTGAATCCACTGATCCTGCTGTTGCAGGATGTTGGCGCAGCATGTAGGTGCGTCAGTACCAGTGGCTGCCATCTCGGCCTGAATGAAAGCCGGGAGTGGTGTAGCATAGTTGTTGGCCACGCATGCTTGAGCCTGGGAAGCCTTCAGCATGTAGGTCATAGACTGCCCAGCGGAACAGGTTATGTAATACTCACGAGCCGCCCCTGCTTTAGCGTCAATCAGGTCCAGATAATCGTTTAGGGTCATCTTCAACCTACCTGTGTTTTAGTTCACCTGGATGGCTTCGATTGAGCTACCGGTCATGACTGAGGCAGTTGCGCTCGTATTCGAGGAGCAGAACTGGACTTGGAAACTTCCAGCGGTGGAGCCCATCTGTACCTGGAAGTTCATGGTCGCCAGCGTTGTGGCGTTGGCGGTGTCGATATTCGGAGTCGCTGCGCCGGCACCGGTTGCTCGCTGGCTACTAAACGTGGGTGTCGAGGAGTTATTGGGCGTGATCACCATACCAGTGACTGTAGCCCCAGTCAAGGCTCCTACCGCGAGTCGAATACCTTGATTGTTGACCGACATCTGGAACAACACATTGGCCCGAACCATATAGGTCTTGTTGGCCAACAAGGCTACAGACAGGCCAGTTGCGTTTGCCAACGTAGTCGTGGCGTTGGTTGTCGTGGATGTTGTTACCGCAACGAGAAGACGAGGGTCAAGTGGGATGGCCCACGTTGAGCTGTCCTTCAAGAACTTACCTGTTGCACTCCCAGGGTCAGGAACTAGGCCGGAATTGACCCCAGCCGCAAACACCGTCAATGCCTGGGTGTAGTCAATCCACTGTGTGCCATCGCAGAAGTACGTATGGTTGTTACTGGTCTGGACAACGAACACCCCTTTGTAAGTCGAGGAAGCCGTCGGAAGAGAGGCTACCGTTGGTAGGGCTTTATAGCCAAGGGATGCGCGTGTCATTAACCACCCTCCTACTTAACCTTGAACAACAACGCGCAGCGAGTTGGAGGCCGGTGCTGTGGTGAAGTTGATGGTAACCGTATTGACTGAGGTATGCGTGCAGTCTACCTCATACTCTGCATAGGTCGATGCGTCATATACAGTGACCATAACGTCACGGGTATTAAGGTTGTGGGTAACAACGATGGCTGTCGTTGAGCCGTCACCAATGGTTGCCGCGTACTTGCGGGTCACCACTGTGGTGTCGACTGACAGGCCTGAGGACGAGGCCAGGACACCGCCACCTGCTACGACACCAATCGTAATACCTGACGCACCAAGAGATAGGGCGGTGTTGGTGTTGACGACCGCCGAAATGCCGGATGCAGATACAGAGATGCCTGCATTAGCAGCCGCTACGGCTGCAACGCCAGAACTAGACACCGAGATACCGTTGTAGGCTACGATGTTGATGCCCGAGGCATTGAGCAACAAGCCGGTTGCGGTATTGACGACCGTGCTGATACCAGAAGAGGAGACCGAAATGCCGCTGTTGGTAGCTGCAACAGCGGCAATGCCTGCCGAGGACACAGAGATACCGTTACCAGCGACTGCGGAGATACCGGTAGAGCCAACAGTCAGACCACCTGCTGCAGGTGCGACGGCAGTGATGCTCGTACCAACTGCAATACCGTTGCCAGCCACGGCGGCGATGCCTGAGCTGGACACGGTCAAGCCGCCACCAGAGGCTGCAACAGCAGCCACACCAGACGAGGAGACCGAGATGCCGTTAGAGGCTACGATGCCAATACCAGACGCACCGACCGTAAGGCCTGTGTTGGCATTCACGACCGCAGAAATACCAGAGGCCGACACCGAGATGCCACTATTGGGTGCCGCAACCGCACTGACTACGTTGGCCGACACGTTGATGCCGTTACCGGCAGTGATGACCGTAGGCGAATTAAGCTGGGTGAAGGTAACAGCCGTTGTACCGACCGTAATCGTGTTCGCTACGTTGCATAGCCACAGGGTGTTGGCGGTTGCCGATCCATTGTTTTCAACGGCAATGAAACCTCCGCCAAATTCCGTAGACTGGTCCATGTCCACGTGGCGAGTCAGGATATACGGAAGGCTAGCCGTACCAGCCTGTGTCAACACGTAGAGACCGTTGTTGGCAGCCGTGGCTTCATTCTTCACCAGAACGGTTGCCCCTTGAGGAACCGTGTAGGTATCGACAACCAGCACACCGTTAGATGAGGCAGTCAGCGTGGCTCCGACACCCGCTGACCCGTTGGAGTACACGTTGGACGGAAGAGCAGCAACAGTAGCTACCGCGGCCGTTGGCTTCTGCGTCAGACCCTGAATGGCCGAGTCCACATACTGCTTGTTTGCCGCATCCAGGGGGTTGACGGGGGCAGCCACGTTCTGAATCGTGTAGCCGCCCATAGACAAGGCAGCCGTAGGCGTGGCAAACTGGTTGAGCGTATAGGCCTGAACAGTGGTCGCCAGATTGGAGATCGTGGACGCGAGCTGCGTACCTGTGTGGTTAGCCCGCTGCGTGGGATCGACGGTCAAGGCCGTCATGGGGATCGTGCCCACAAGCTTCGACGCGTCGTGACAAGTCCAAGAAGCCAGAAGACCGTTGTAGGTAAATGAGGCACCTACTGCCGAGTTGTAGTAGACTTGCCCAGGAGCCGGACTAGACGGTGCGGAGCCAAGCGCATGAAGCACCGCATTCTGAACCTGGTTTTGTCCAAAGTCCAACGAGGTAAGAACTTTTCTGGCCATGATTGCCTTTCGATCCCTTACGGATCTCTAAGTCACAGTTGTTCCATGACCTTAGTTTTCTTGTCAATGGTCTTCACCGCCGGCTTAATGTCTTCCGCAACTTCGACTACTGCGTCATCATCAGACTGCAGGAGTTGATCAGTCACGTGGTCCACATCACCAGAGTGCTTCTTAAGGTCTCGGGCAAGCTTCTTGTCCTTGGGGTCAAGATTGGCTTCCATATGGGCGGAAGCTGCAAGACGCTCCTTGGCCCGAAGTTTAGTATTGATGATCTGAAACAACTTGATCTCCCTTGCGGCCTCGGTTTTGATGGCCTCCAGCAGTGGATGATGACAGCCTTGAAGAGCGGCAATGATGTCCCGAATCTGCTTGATTCGTTCCTGACTAAGCTTCCACCACCTGTCAGTTCCAGGAGGGTTGGTTTGAATCAGTTCCTTAAGGCCATCGTCCTCGTAGATGAAAGTCACACCAACATCGCCGTCGCCCTTAAGCATGACGATATACCGCCCCAGGCGAAGAAGTCGGCACTTGTTTCGATTCTGTCGAACCCAGTCATCGTAATCCCTGGCATTGGAATGTCCAATGGAGGTCTTGCAGAACTGGGTCTTCACCGGACCTTGGATGTCGTCAGAGGCCTCCATGGCCAAAGAGGCCCTCAGACGTTGGCGAGCCTGAATGGAGGCCTTATGCTTTTCACCCATCATGGACCTGAAGATTTGGGTGGTGTACCCATACCCCTTGCCCTTCGGAGTCCTGGCTTTGGCCTTGTCCCACTTCTTCTCCGCCTCGCCGACAGAAGTGTGATGTTTGTCAGCCAGCTTTTTGACGTAGCCTTGCGGCATAGGACCTCCGACTTAGGTCTTCCAATACTTCTTGATCGACTTGTTGTATGCCTTCTGGGCGTCACTCTCGCCGGTCGGGAACCACTTGGCATCCACGCCTTTTGTCCACGGACAGACATAATATTTACCGTCCGGGCCCTTTCGGAACTTCAGTTGAGGGAGACCAGCCTTCTTGACACGGGCTGAGAACGAGCCCTTATGCTTGGTAGGGTCCGCAAAGAACAGAACTTCGTGTTCCGAGCCGTCCTTGAAACGGACCTGAAAGTGCTTGGCGGCTTTGACCTCTACTGCGGTTGCTACCAGGCGAGCACGGGCCTCAATCTTGATTTCCATGTTGTCCTCTTTGTCTTTCAAAAAGTTTCTGACGGCTTCCTCAGCCTCACGCTCGTGAGCGAATAGGCCATTGTGGTCGTGAATCAGAATGCCGACCATCTGATCCACTAGTGTTTCCATATCTGGTAGCTGGCCTTTACCTTGGTTCTGAATTTGTGTCAGGGCCTTATTCAGAACCTCGTCTTTGGAAGCCAGAAGGCGAAGACAGGCTTCGAGTTTCATCTCAACCACCTAGACCAAGTTCGTAGAGATTGTCCTCCAAAAACTTCTTGTCCTTATTAGTGATCTTGCGGGTCGCGATTATCAAAGCTTCGTAGCCTCTGCGCATGCCCTCCAATTCAAAGAAGCCCAAATAGCATCCTGCTTTTTCGCAGTTGTCTTGCAGTTCGGCATCGAGTTGTGTAGAAGACGACTGCCATTCCTGAATAGCAACAATGCCTGCGGGAAGTTTTGGAGCCTTGGGCTTGGGGGCATGACCTGCTGCTTCAAGACGGGCACGAGCTTCGATCTTGATTTTCATTTCCATTCCTCTTTAATCTTTAGAAGTTACCAGCTATCACAAATCCACCAGTAAGGCTTTGAGCTGTCTGGTTGTCATTGTATACCAGCCCTTTGGAAGGAGAACCAACTTATTCTTTGAAGGTGTGCAAACCACCCATCGAACTTTATGATCTTTGCAGTTCTCTGCTTTAATCCGGTTATCCCTTAAGGCTGTACCGCTACGGCCTTGAAGGAAGGTGAACGTGGACTTTACTTCTACATAAGTACCTGTAACCTTGTTGTAGATGTCTAGATGCGTACCGACCTTTTTGAAAATCGATGGGAATTTAGGATCGAACTGATCTAGGATGTTCTCTGCACCAAATTTCTTGACCATCTTCTCGATTATGAAACCCTCATAGCCTTGAAACTGAAATTCCTTACCACCAAAGACAGCGGTCTTCACGCTGTAAGAACTAATTGCAATTTTCTTTTGAATTTCAGGACTGTAGCTAGGGTTGGTTACTCCGAAGTTCCTGAGAGTTGTGCGTACTTTCTTGGCTTTAACTTCATCAGCCTGGGACGGATTATCTACACCGTACCTTCTTCTTACAGCAGCCTTCTGCTTATCTCGAACTTTAGGGCAACTAGTTGGACTGGGGCCACCATATAGGTCAAAGCAAGTTTCCCGTCTAGCCTTCGCAACAATAGGTAAGTTAGCTGCGTGTGCGATACCGTACTTAGCTAGGTTTTGCGCTACTGTCTTCTTTCGAACCTTTTTTGACTGCTGAGGATAGTCAACGCCAAAGTTTGCCCTACAAGTTTCGACCTTCCTAGCCTGCACCTCTGCTACCTTGCTGACATTATCAACGCCGTACTTGGCTATGGTTGTCTTTCTCCGCTTCTTCTGTGTCTTGGATAGTTGAGTGTGGTGCTCAACGCCATGCAAGAATAGGTTGCGACACTTAAGGCAGCAGAACGGGCTACGGATATTGAAGGTCTCTAGCTTAGTCCCGCATTGTGGGCATTTAGGCGCAGGGAACAAGTAAGCAGCTACCGCGGGCATACCTAAGTTCTTGCCCGGTATGACCTTTTGAACTTTTGCCAGCAACTTTGGGAACTTCTCGGCTAAAAGTTGTCTACACGCAAGGCTAGCAGCCGATCCGTTTAAACCATCGGCTCTCTTAAGGTACTGCTTAAGGACCTCGTTGTAGAGGTTAACTTTGCCTTGTGGATTGACCGAACCCTGAGCGTGCGAAAGTTGGGCAGGAATCATATCGTACCTTTGACTAACAACGTGTCTATAAAATTGTTAGTCAAAAGGTAAAGTCACCAGCTGTTACCTGAGTCAATGTAGTCGAAACTGAAGGTGATGGAAATCTCAACCGCTTCAGACGACGCACCATTCAGCGTGACCTCAGCAATGTCCTGCACCCAGGCACCAGCCATAATGAGGGTCTGCATGATGTTTCCCGCATTATCGTAGACATCCAGCTCCAGGTTGACCTTGTAGGCTGCGGCATTAGCACCCGTGTTGTTCTTCCAGGACCTCATGTAATTCCGCCATGCTCGAAATGCCAGGAGAGTGCTGTAGTCTACGGTCTCCATGAAGGTGCAGGTGAAGGTGTGGTCGTATTGAGCACGACCTGCCTCTTGCTTCTTCCCTCCATGGAGTTCGATAACCACAGGCTCAATCTTAGAGGTCGGGATTGAGGTGCCCTTGACTTTGTAGGTCAGGTTCTGGGCGTTGCCTCCTCCAGGAATAGTCGGGAAGAAGAGGTCGAATTGAAATTGAAGTGCGGCGTCCGGAAGGGCCAAGACATTCGAATAGCTTGTGCGTGCCATGTTGGTTCCTTATTGGTTCAGGCGTGTGGGCGTGGTACGCCTCTCAATCAAAATAATGTCAATTGGAGGTCAGCTCCCATCGAATTTTTCCAAGAGTTCTTACGACTCGCAATCCGATCAGTTCACAGTTTTGACGTTCTGTCAACTCTGGATCATAGTAGTCAGGCCAGTTCTTCTCCAACTGCTTTTTAGCATAGGCTTGCTTTGGGAGAACCTGTAGACCTCCGGTCCAGGCCATATAGTCCTGTTTAGTCTCTTTGGTTTTTTCGAAACCCAGAGCTTTGTACATTGCACCAGTAAATACCGTGCTGTCACTATAGCTAACGATGGACTTCACAACGTTTTGGCGCTGGAATGCCGTCAAAAGTTTTGACGCACCTCCAGGGATATTTAGGCTTGTTGCATACCGGGTTAATTCCCAGAAGCCTTCCTTCTTTTTGCTACCCCTAGAACTTGTGGTGTGGTTGAACACCATGCATCCTACTAGTCGACCTTCATACAAGAGACAATAAGCCTTTCCAGACTTTGGAGTTCCTTGGATATGATGAATGTTTAGGAAGGGTTTAACGTCAGCTATTCTCTTTACCACGACTTCACACTTGCGAGCCATGACCGACTTTGACACCTCGCCTGCCAAGTTCCTAACAAAGTTTCGGGTAGCTACCGTACGCAACCTAAGCCAGTGCTCGTAAATAAAGACTAGCCGACGGCCAGAGGCTGCAGCCTTATCTTTAAGGGCTTGCATCTTTCTCGGATCTTGCTCCCAGTATAAGGGAACAAAAACCACAGCAACCTTGTCGGTGTACACCACCTGTTGCTTAACTTTGGCATCTGGAAGCCAAGACTTAATGATCTCGACGTAAGGCGCGCAATAGGCTTCCTTCCCAGTACGATCATGAAGTGCCTGCTGCCAGACAAATTCCACGTTTGGGGTCAGATACCAATTTCTTGGTAACACGGTTAGTGTTTTGTTGTGAACCACTACCCATTTGCAGTTCTTCAGGCTCTTAGCCTTCGCCCGGTTGTCATCTAAGGCGCTAGGCATAGTTAGCGTCCAAATGGATTTGCATTCGAAATACCCAACACCTTTGACCCAGAAGTCAGGAGTCCACCATCCAGTTTTAGGGAAACCTTCACTGAATTGGGAGTATACCTTCTTGGCGCCGTACTTTTTACACAGAGCCTCCAAGAGCTTGACTTCTGCTTTCCCTTGGACAGTGAATTCCTTGCCGTCCACTTTTAGGTCTATGCGCCTATAGCTAGACCGTAGCCCTTTGGCAGCTTGCTCAGGATTCTGATTCGGGTGCTCAAATCCGTACTTAGCCAACCAAGTTGCCTTACATTTGGCCATGATCAATGGGTTGGCCGTCGGAACCTTAACCCCGTAGCGAGCCTCACAGGTAGCCTCTATCTGAGCGCGAATAGCGACTGAAGCTTTCCCTAGACCGCCATGCCTTTCTATGGCAGTAAGCTGCGCCTTCTGAGCAATCTCTGGGCGCTGCATAGCATTCCTAACTCCGTACTTCAGTTCGTAGTTATCTTCCCTGGCCTTTCGGTGCTCTGGATCCTTCATGTTGTGCTCATACCCAGTGCGAGATAAGCTGGTAGCCTTCCTCTTGGATATTACTTCAGGGTTCAGAGCCGGATGAGCATAACCAGTGCGCTCTTCATAGCTATCTCTTGCCTTACGATTGCGCTCTTCAAGTAGTCGGGGGTCCGAAAACCGTTTCTTGAGGCCTGTGGAGGTTTTATGGGCAACCTCAGGACACTGCATAGCGTGTTCAACGCCATACAACTCAAGGTTTGTGGCTTTGCGTTTGGCCGCTAAGGCAACTCTGTCCACTTTAGCCCAAGAGGTAGCAGTCTTACCCTTAATCTGTTGGTTCTGCGCGGCATGTTCAACGCCATACAGTCTAAGGTTTGTGGCTTTGCGCTTGGCCACTATTTCAGGGTGCGCATAACCCTGCTCGCCGAATCTAGCCTTTAATGAAGCTTGGCTTTTTTCGGTACGACACTGATAGAGTACGTCCTTAGCCTCCTCGGGGTTCAAGGTTAAGCACTTCCCACAACAAATGCTAAGGCTGGTGCGACCTCCACACCGAGCGCACCGCCTGTTATTGCGCAATGCTTCCACCAGGACTGGTATCCGACCTGGTTCAAACCTGAAGGTATACTGAAATGCATCCCACAAAGGGCGCCTATCAAATAATTTGTCCAGAAAAGCCCTATAGCCAGCCCCGTTACCTGGATTAGCGTCAAAGAGCTTTAGTATTACCGCTACCTGTTTATCCAATAGCACTGAAACGCCGGTTACCTTCTTTACTTCTCGGGCGTATGCCCGCAGGTCTTTTTTTAACACTGCGGGCACAAACCTGGACATGCTACCTTTGGATGCCGAATTCATTAGGGTCACCTTTACAGCCTTAACTATGACCCTTATTTACAGCTCGGTGTTACTGAGTATTGCCAGTAACGGTGTTCAACACCTCAGCGAAGGAAACTCCCGCTTTGCTGATAACGACCTGAAGCTGAATTTCATGAATCGGAATGATGGGCACCAAGATCACGGTCACGACCAGCACGCCAGCGTTGGACGCAGTCGCAGGGTTGTTGGAGTCATCACAAATGACTTGGAAGCCAGAGAGACCTGAGGCGTTAACAATGGTCTGCAGGTAGGCCGAGATGCCGTTAACGATGTTACGTCGAATGGCGTCCGTATTCTGCTCCTGCAGTGCGTATAGCAGGTACTGATAGAGCGCGACCTTGATGGTATTCGTGATTCTCCGAACAGACAGCCACGACAGCGCCGACTGTTGACCAGAAAGAGTCTGCTGTTCCCACAGCGCGATGCCTTGACCAGGGGAAGTCCTCAGGTAATTAACCTGCGCATCGTACATTAGCGTTGCCTCACCGTCGTCGTAGGTGTAGCGCTGCTTAAGGACGTTCAGGAGACCACGATTCAGGCCCGCAATAGAATACGCGGGGTTAGCCACCCTATCCGTTCGTGCGCACAGAGCTGCCGCCCAACCAGACGGCGACACGTAAAGCTGTTGACCGTTGATTAGGTCAGCCTGCAGAGTGTCAGGGTTGAACAGTGCGCTGTAGGTTGAGTTGAGGTTCAGTTCCAGATTGCGGTAGTCCACAGCCTGCTGAGCCTTCTGGTAGGCCGACGGCGTATCCAGCAGTGAAACCGAATCACCACGAGCCTGAACCAGAGTATCCAAACCGAGGCCGACAATGGGATCCGCGATACCAGCGTTGATGAACGTATTGGTCTGGTACAGGCCCTTGTTCAAGAACACTTGCAGCGCATTGACCACATCGGACGACGTGGGGGCCGCACCACTATTACCGCCGGCCATCTGGGTCTTCGCAACCGAGGTAATGGTCGGTTCAGGACTTAGGGCAGGCGCATTGGACGCGACCTGGATGTAGGACGAGAAGGGATTGATTCTCGCTTCCAGTTCAGTCTGGGCACCTTGGGAATCAACACCCTGAGAAAGCGTGCAAGTCCAGGTCTCCAGAGCTAGTGCCTGGGGAGTTGTGGTGTCGTAGATACCGACCGTAAACGTGGGGCTTGAAGCCGCTTTCGAAGCATCGGTAATGGGCTGGATCGCCGTGTTGGGCGTCAGCGTACCGCTGTCAACGAATGTATTGGTTGCCGAGCCGGCGGTGTACAGGAGGCCGAACGACGGATCACCGCTGAGACGGCCGTAGACACGGTAGCCAATAGCTCCTGGCACGAGAGTCCAAGAGAGGTTTACCGTAGCCGTTGCTTGGGGCAGACCGCTGATAGTGATGGCCTGTGCCGAACTAACGAGGCTCTCGCCCGAAGCCGACAAGGCACTCACCATATAGGTATAAGAGCCGTTCGCCAACTGACCGCCAGTAGCCGTTGAGGTCGGAACCGCAACAGTAGGCGTACCAACGGTATTCGAGCCAATGGCAATCGCATACTTGTTACCGTACGAGCCTTGACC